CGATGCGTTGTTAATGAAACTGATAAATATGACACGGAAATTAAACCCTATACAATGTCCATGACGTTGGATGATTGGGCTAACTTGCGACCGGAAGTCACGGAGGATCCACCCACTCGACGCATAATTGAGGGAGCTAATAATGTTGCGCGGACAACTGTACAAGCAGAATTAAGTGCTAAAGGTGCTATTATGAACAACACAGTGATGTTGACAGTTACCACTAATGTCATGGATTTACATTGTCGAGTTTACTCTTCTGAACCAGCATCTGTTGCTAGACGTTTCAATGAAATTGTTGAAGTGTCGTTGAAACCGAGTCATCGTAATGCGCTTGGGGGCTTGGACGATGTAGCTTATGATAAGGACCCAAGCGCTTGGTTATTTACTGTATATCATGTTCAGATTGTTAAAAGACCTCAAACTGGCGCTTTTAGAGCCCCAGATGATTTCAAGTATGTTAAGGTGTGGGAGCAGATCGACGTTTATGAGTTGTGTGATTATATACGTAATAGGAGCATTCAACATTTTAAGCAGCAGACCAAGTTAGTCGATGTATATCATAATCAGATAAATAAGATATGCCCTCACTGTTCTTATGTGAAGGCAATATGTGTGTGTGATAAGGAACCTGAATTATCTGATACTTCTCCGCAAGAAGAGCAGTGCGAAGATAGCTTATTTGAACCTTACATAGAGGAGCAGAATGAAGTAGTTGATGAGGTCGATTGCAATAAGGATGAATGCGATCAGTTGCAGGATCTGATTATGAATCGTGCGTATGACAAGCAATGTCGCAAATGTGGTTATTATGGTTGTGATTGCAACAAAAAGAAAAGATATAATGGCGCTGTAATTAACAAGATGTTGCAGAAGAAGATGGTTGTTCAATCTTGGCAATGTAGCATATTGTCAACCACCAATAAAAAGAATATTTGTTATGTGACATACTTGTATTTTAAGATGATTGAATTGTGCGGTAATTATTGGTCGTGGTATAAATTTTTATTGTGTGACGTATCCGTTAAGTACATACAATTGACATACGCATACACATATTACGTTATGTTGACAACTGGTATGACCCGAGTATTAGCCCGAGATAAAATAAATTCCGATTATGCCGTGTTGCGAAGAAATATTTCATACAATTATTATAGTATGTTTGAGTCACAATCAATTCGTGGTTTGTTAAAACAACATTATGACAAATTGTTAATGGCAACATTTGGTATAGCAGGGGTAGCTGCAGCGACTCTAATTGCTCGAACTGCCACTAGAGTCGTTTCTGATTATTTTGCTGCCTCACATGCTCAATCTATTCAATCTTCTAGTAATGTTCCAAATGGTTTTAAATATGATGGAAGAACTAATGTTTGGATGAAACCTATTACTGTCGATACGCCTGTTGCTCCAGCTAGTGTCGGTATAACACCGCTACAATTACATCATAAAATAGCGAAATCATTATATTTTATGCGAGTTGTGAATCCTAATGATAGCAATAGTGGGAACATATGTAATGCATTTCCATTGAAAGGTAACTTGTGG